GTCTTACCCATTTACCTTCTATCTGCGTATGTGTTGCACGGAGAGAGTTGAGCAATTCCCACCAGTCGCCCCTCAAGAGGAGCTTAGGTAGGACACGACACACTGTGTCGCTAGCATTGCTCATATCAATCGTAGCAAGATGCCCCCGCACACTAGCCACTCTTGCGAGTGCCTTATGGTAAGGTTGATCTTGTCGTAGATCGATCCCAATCGTAGACAACCTATTCTTCATGACCCTCCCGCAATCAAGCTGGAGAGAAACTGGAATAGATGCTTCCTTACAGCACCCACGGAATTTTGTTCCGTCTTTTGGTACTGTAAAGAATTTGTTGCCGCGGACTGTACGAGGATCTGATGCATGGGCCCTAAAATGGTCCGTGCTTAGAGCACGAAACCATGCTGTTTCTTGCCAGAATGGCAACAGGCAGCGAGCTTCTGCATAGATCGTCGGAGTGCTGGACATCTTGTCCGGGATTGTTGTTAGCTTTCCCGTGTCAGCAAACGTGGCGCCGCCCGAAAAGCGCGGTATCAGATGGTCCGGTAGATTTCCCAACACAAAGCTAACCTCTTTACGCACTCGACTGATGAAGTCGAACACGGCCAAGTCCATCGCATCCTCGAGTAGAGGGTCTGATGGCATGTAGCGAGCTAGCCTGACGTTGGTAGTTGCACACTGGGTTTCACAAGCCCAGAAAGTGTCAACAGCCACCTGTTCACGGTCTATCGTCGTTTCCAAGTCGCATTTCCGTAGGATGTCTGTCACCAGCACATCTTTCCAGTACGACTCAGAGTCAGAGTAGTCCGAAACTCTGCATCTCAGCTCTTGGAGCTGAGCCCACTCACCTGCATGTACCAATAGCTTCACAGCTAAGGCACGCGGTGTGCTCACATTGTCGCATAGTGCGTCAATGACACGAATAACTTGGTTATCCATGCTGGTCATCCTCCTGTTAGCTCTTCACGAGCTCAGGACGCTGGAGAGCCGTCGCGCATCACACTCTGGATCAGAGCGTGACTCACCAAGTTCTTGGTGAAAGCAACGGCATCATTCTTCAACGCTTCCGGGAAATCGTCCGGCACAGAGACCGAGATGTCCGCTTCATACGCGGAACCCACTTTCGTGAGCCCCGTAACCGTGTCCGTGTAGGACGACGGCAGTACGAGCTTGATCTGCGACTTCTTGCTGGCATTTCCCGTAGGACGAGCCAAAACGGTGATCTTCGGGAACACCGAGGC